ATATGGTGTAGGAAATACTGTCTCTCCCAAAGTAATGCCTGGGATATTTGCATTTACCGTAAAAAATTCCACTTTCGGTAATTGATTAATACCAAATTTAAATTGCGTGGGACTTGCATAATCCAACTTTGTTGGTTGTCTGTCTAATGCTTTACTGGTTGCCATATTAGTATTTATAATAAAAAAAAGAGGGTGCCGAAGCACCCTCTAAGTTTATAGTCAAGTTTCTTATTATGATTACATAAGGTTTGTAACCTGAACCCGACGATACCAAGCATTGGTATTTGCATCAAGAGATGCGTCACTATTAACTGTGTCACCAGCAGCAACTGCATTAGCAGCAGCAAACGGGTTAGCAGCCATTCCGTAACGAGTCTTGAAACCAATCTTGGGCTGGAAGGTATTCTCACCAACCGCACGAACCATCTGTAGAGGAACGTATGGGCAGTAAAAGAACCCTGCATCATAAGGTGAAGTACCCTTATATCCGCAAACATAATACTGTTTCGCAACTACATTAGCTGCATACGGATCAACATAAACCTTAAAGCGACCATTCATTACACCAGCAAAGGTGGTAGAAGTGTCATCAACATTAAGACTGTTGTTAAGAGCAGGAGTATAGTCAAGTACACCAGCCATCTGAAGAGCAGAAGCAACGTCTGCTGAACAGATAATCATGTTACCCTTACCCCTACGAGTCTGTTGACCGATAGCATTGGCATCACGTTCAATTGCGAACATAAGACCCTTGAACTTTTCAACTGACCACCTACCGTTTGAGTCGGTATCTAAATCGAAGATACCAGCAGTAGTCGTATTGATCTGAGCACCCTTAACAGCGGTGATATACAGAGCACGAACAACTTCACGATTGATTTCAGCAAGAATTTCAGAACTAAGAATATTAGCAAGTTCCGTTTCTGCATCTAGACCGTGAATTGCCTTCAAGTCCTGAGCAAGTTCCATTGTATACTCGGCCTTGAGGGCACGAGAAACAGCAGTAACAGTTGATTTCTCAATTGAGAACGCCATCTCTGCGAAAGCGTTGGTAGTAGTATCACCCAAAGTTTCACCCTGAGCAGTAGTCATACCAGTTGGACTTAAATAAGTACCAGCAGGACTATCGTTCAGAATAGCAGGGTTACTACCTGTCATTGCAGATGAAGTAAGATCGCCAGCAGCATCATCAGAAGAGATACCACTATCTGCTTCATTAACAAGGGCTTCTGCACCGTCCATCGACAAATATGTAGACCGCATTGCAAAGATAAGACCAGTTGGTCCTGTCATTGGCTGCACACCACATACATCATAAGCAATAAGGTTAGGCATTGCACGCCGAACCAATGAGATTAAAATCGGATCCCATGTATCAAATTGTCCACCTGTACTAACAGTTGGAGCTGCCTCTGAAAGGAAACTTTTATCCTCCCTAAGAGCTTTTTCTTGGTTTTCAAGAATGAGAGTGGTAACTGCCCGCTTATAAGAATCCTCGATCTTAGGAAGATCGGGGTGTTCTAGGACTGGCTGCCACTTTTCTTGTAGATGTTCTGTTTGAAACATTTGTTTCTCCTTATTATTTTACATCTTTTATAATGTTTGTTTTGCACTCGCCTTTTGATTACGACTGATAGCAGACATATACTTACCCATCGTATCTGTCGTATCAACGTCCTGTGCGGTGCTACCATCTTCATCATCAAATGTTCTTGTACTTGTTAACGTTTGCGCTTTCGGAAAATAACTTTCCTTTAAAACATCAAGTTTGTCTCGGAAGGACTCTTCATCACTAAATTCAACGTCTTTCGTTAAGTCTTTGAACTTTTCAATCTCTGTGTCGGCTAAATCTTCGGAAACCTCAGAAATAACCTGTTCGCGAACTAGATTATTCTTAGAGTCATTAAGTTCAACATTTTTTTGAATTGTCTCATTTAACTTCTCTTCTAATTCGGAAATCTTTTCAGATTGTGCTTCCAGAACGTCATACTTTTCGTCTGGAACATCAATATAATGATCTTCAAACAACTGTTTCAGTCCAGAAATAAAGTCTTCTGCAATCTCACCTTTTAATCCACGCTCGATTGCTAACTCATTTTCCTTGGTCCATTCCTCCACAACATAGTTGAGATAAGTATCTACCTTCTCAGTGAGTTCTTCTTTGAAGGTATCTATTTCTTGTTCTTTCGTATCATGATAATCTTTCTCCATACGTTCTACTTCAGACCGTATTTTAGATTTAACTGCAGCTTCAAAAATTGTGGCTGCCTTTTCTTTAAACTCTTCTGAAAGGTCTTCACCCTCTATAAGAGCTTCAACATCTTCCTTAACGGAAATGTTTTTAATCTTCTCTTCGATTTCTGCTTTAGCAGTTTCTAGTTTCTTCAACTCTGCCTCAGACTCAGCATTCTCTGCTTCAGCAAGTTTAGCTTGATGATTAGCAATCATCTCTTCGATATCTGCTTTCTTCATCTTACCAATTGATTCAATATGCTGTGCTTTAGTCTTTTTTGGAGCTTCTGACAACTCTTCACCATCATGGTCAGTGTCATCACCAGCAGCAAGCTTTTCTGGTCCAGCATTCTTTCCAGCACCAGGCTTTAATTTCTTTTCGTCTGAAGTGCCTGAGACTGTTTCTGGTTTATCAGCACTACCTTCACCTTTTTGCGCTGGATCACCAGAAGCTTCTTTTGCCTTTGCAGTAGATTTCTTAGCGGGGGCATCTTTCTGATCAGGGGCAACAACTGCCTTACCTAAATCTTCAACCTCTCCCTTTGGGGTTTTGCCGTCTAATTTATCGGCTTTTTCAGCAGGAGCAGCACCCTTTTTTGTGGGGTCTTCAGCCTCTTCAAGTTCAGCTAGAACTTCTGCTTCAAGCTCTTCAATAGTTTTTTCTAGTTCATCGGACATGTGGTGTCTCCTTACCTTTTTGTAATTAATATTTATAAGTTATAACATTTTGAGGAATTTGGCGAACTCTAATGCTCTTGTATTCGCCTCATTTCGACGCTTTTTAACGTCAAATTTCTTTTTTAACTCCGCAACACGTGCTTCAACAAGTGATCCATTGTTCCAAACCCACTCTTTTCCTTCCATAATACCTTCTACAAAAGCATTAGGTGCGGATGGGTCCGCTACGATATCAGCAGCTGTTGCGAGATAAAAATCATCTCTTACATAACTGGCTCCGTTTTTTTGATTCAAACTTCCCATACCTCTAGAAGAAACACCTAATTTTGCACCCTCATCCATTAAATTTTTAACTATCTTACCCATAGGTGTTTCCATGATCTTTGCTTCGCCAATAAAATTCTTGCCATCAGGTGTCAAACTTGTAATCATATGGGACACTCTTTCCAGATTGACCGTTGGTCCGTCTGGATGTCCCAGTTCCCCAAATGCCCGATTTTGTTGAATAAAATTCTTATTATATTTCGTAACTTCTTTTCTCAATATTTCCATTGGATATACACGGCCGTTACGATTCTTTACATCTGCCTGCATAAAAATACCACGAATTTTATAATCTTTACCACCTTTTTTTTCTTCGGTGATAAACTCTACATCTTCTACAGCTTCAGATATTAATTTTACCGTGTTCATAAGCCCGGATGTCCTTGTACAATTTCTTCTACGTAAATAGCAGCATCAGAACCGCCTGTTTCATTAATTGCTGAGATACTAAAATTAGAACGTAATGTTCCTGAAGTAAAAGTTCCCGTTGATGTTGAGTTAGGAGCAATAGTAATTGTTGTTGCGGTAACAGAAGATACGTTTACATTAGTTATAAGAGTATTCCATGCTGCAACACTACAATCTGACATTGCAACCTGATCACCAGCTGCAAATCCATGTGAATCACAAGTCAAAACAGCAGGATTTGCGTTTGTTGCGGAAGTAATACTTACTGATAAGGGACGCTCTTCCGGTACTACAATAACTGAAGAACTTGCTTTTAAATAATTACCAGTTGTAGCAGTAACAGCGGTTCCTTCATTAGTAACTCTAATAAAACAGTCTTGACCCGCATATTCACTAACTCTATAAGCCCCGCCGGGGGTTAATGTTGTAAGGTCTAATGCATGAGCAGCATCATCTGCCGTCGTTGAAGCTGGAATTCCGCCACAAAATCTAATTAATTTAAAAGCCATTATTCACTCCTAGATTGACAACATTTCTTTTTCAAAATAATTCATAACATCTTTTTCGGAAACTTTGAATTTTTTTGATATTTCTTTTATAATTTTCTCGAAACTATTTAGGAAATCTGAAGGTTTAGAATCCATTTTTTTGAAAATAGAATCAATAGCATCCCTCATCTTAGGAGATAATTTCTTATATTCCTTAGATTTCTTATGCTCATCCTTTTCAATTACGATTTTATAAACATTGTTAAACTTCTGTGACATCCGAATCTTCTGCCTTAGTTGTTACTTTCATGGTTTTCACAAAAGTATTTGCTAAATCTTTCCTTATTCTTTCAAGACTATCTCCAACTTTTGAAATCATTGAAGATTTAAAAGCCGCTTCAGCTTCTAAATTATCTTCTTTAGACATTGCGTCTACAAATTCTCTACTCATTTTTTTCTTCCTTTCAAACCATTCTTAACAAGAAAACTTTTATCATCCTCTAAATCATCTTCTGGTTCTTTTTCATCTTCAGGTTCATCTTCTGGTTCTTCATAATCTGGCATTGCTTCTGGCGGAACTACCGAACCAGTAGCATCTTGTGGATACCGTGTAATACCGTCACCACCATCTGGCATATCAATACCACCATCCAATGGATCAGTATCAAGTTCTTTTCCAATCTGTTGATTCATTTCATCAATATCTGCATCATTCATACGCAAAACTTTCTTCAATACATATTCTTTACTAAAGAATGTACCAATATATGATTGTATTGCATCAAGTGTCTGAATCCTATCATTAAGAAGTTCTGCATCCT